ATGACCGACGGTTATACGATTCGCGACAATCGCACCGTCCATAGTTATACCGAGATTTAGCTTATATGGTTTTCCGTTGTTCCAAAAGGTATCGGTTTTATCATCGGTATCACCTTGAGGAGCATCCTGATCGGCATATTCCGTATAATGACCGAGACCGTTAACGTTCCATATCCAGAAGTGTTCCGAACGTGTATAGTCCTTACCTGAAGATACGACTAAAGCCTCTGAGTGTTGTCCATTTTGATTATTTGTAATCAATGACACATAACCATTTGTATTTTCCCTCAGCATTTTATCGGCGTTTGCTTGTGCATTCTTTAATATTGTAGAATGCGGTGATTCTATCTCCGAAGACACCGAACTCATTGTTTCGGATAACGAAGATGTACCCGAAGTGTTCAAAAGAGTCTTTTCGAGAGTATATTTTGCACTGTCAGGCTTATCAAGCTCTATGCTCAGTTCAGTCACCGTAAACAAGGTATTCATTCCGTGTGGATAAGAAATACATCTTATACGATCAAGAATTTTTACCGGCTCGTTAATGTTTGACAAATATCGCAAATCGACTGCCGATACTTCAAGAGTCATTTGATCAAACTGATGTTCTTTTATATAATCTCGTGTCTTCTTTAAAAGTTCGATTGAATCCTTTGCCTCGCTGAAATCTGCAACGGCTTCAACTCGTCCGTATATATCTTTAAGGCAATAGAACTCCTCGTTTTCGTTCTTCAAGTACACATTCGCATATGTTCCATCTGTTTCGATCTTAGCGGTAATCGTAGATGTAATCTTATTATCGCTATCGGTACTGTAATCAAGAAATTCAACCACAACGGTATCTTTTTTATTTGTTTTGGTGTCTACTCGTATCGTCGGAACAGTAACCGAGTTATCCAACGTCTTACTTTCGATAGTAATATAACCGTCTTTATCCACTTTGTATTTATAGACTAAATTTCCATTTTCGTCTTTTTTGTCGGGATAAATATAAATCAAATTTCCATCTTCATTGTGAGTAAGTTTTCCGTCTTTATCTCGCTCATAATATCCGATTTCTTCTTTATCAACCACGTCTCCCTTAGGAATATCAGACAGTGTTACATAAGTATCAAACGCATCCGAATCCTCGGTTGATTCCTGTTCTATGGTTGCACCTCTTGGGATTAAGACTGTTGCTAAATCTGTTAAATCCCAATTCTTTGTGAAATCTAAAAGATTATCTCCGAATCTTATAATTTGCGAGTTCTCATTAAGTTGGTATTCTTCTTTTATCAGACTTATATATTTTTTATCGCCGATTCTTTTTATGCAGAGATGACATTCAAAAGCATTGACAACATTTTCGTTTATAGCATCTAATGTCTTTCCGTAATCGGTAACAATTTCTTCTGCAAAAGGCTCGTTGTAGTTATAGATATATGCTTCATCAATGTAAAACTTATATCTTTCTTCATCATCGCCATATCGTTTATTATGGTTGTCCAAAACAGACATCAGAAAACTTCCGACAGTCGTTCCCTCCGGATACTTTGCTTGCGGTTGAATTGTATCGTTCAAATACGACAGTTCACCCTCACAAGTCAATGTTCTGTTATTCCAGAAATTCATCTTTTCAGAGAGTATTCTGCCTCTCCATAATTCTTGTTTGTCCCGATATACGATTATTTCAGATGTCATACGTTTCAATATATCATATCCGGCGTTTCCCGGTGGAAGAGTTATTTCCAGAGAGCCTGCGGCATTGTCCTTTAACGTAAGTTTTGGACTGTCTGCTTTTCGGCTCTCTGATACATCACTGTAAATCATAACGCCGTCACCCATTATACTATACATTGATTATAACCTCCCCACTCTAAAATCTATTGAAACAGTACCTACTCCTTTGAAATACATTTTATACGGTTCGGTTTGTCCATAGAAAATGAAATCGGGAGCAAATGTTGTTCCACCTTTAAAATTCATTGTAATGTCGATACCCAAATATGAATTGACAAATCGAATATCTATACCTTTATCCAATTCACCGCAACTGCTTTCGGGACACCTCAATATTCCGTTATTATAGGTTAATAAGTTATGATGAGTCGGGCATTTTGGTTTAAATGTTATCGTTGGTGAAATCGGAACACCACCAAAGAAAGTATTCATTGAATCAGAATCCAAAGTATATAGTGGAAATTGTATTTCACTAAATCCATTTTGATTATTTATTTCTATATCAGTACATATGGTATCCCAAGTAACTCCTGTTTCAAAGTTAAACGGATCCCACAGCCAATCAGAAGTAGATGATGATACATTCCATTTAAACGGATTCACATTGTACCCGATTGTTATAACAGACCAAGTATCATCTGACTCCCACGAATCTACTGTAAAACGCCCTTGATAAAACCATGTTGGATCATCGTCCAAAACCGCATATAAGCATTTTCCGTGTAAATACTCCATAATTTCCGAATACCTTTGAGCCCAACGATTACAATCATTCGACTCTAAAACAATGCGGTTACCGACCTCGTAATCATTCATAACCTTAAATTTAAATGTACCGGTACGGTTATTGTACGTTGGGTAACGCGTAAGAGCCTCCGATAAATCCAGAGATCCGTTTCCTCCCGGTACATCTATATAATTCGTCTTTGGTTCGGGTGGCGCAAAGACCGGACGGGATTCGGCTAATATATGCCAATCATCCCATGTATTTTTACAGTCCACTTTTGTATTCTTATCATGTGATTTTAGAATATCGTCAGGACTTTTAAAAAATGTTATCGATTGAATCATATATTACCTCTCCTTTTCATCATTGCTGCTACACCGAGACTTCTGTCCATTTCAGGACTTATTGCGCCGACCAATTCGCCTGTATCCATCACGACTTGTAATTGACTTACTCTATCTACCAAGTCAGATAAATCGCTTTTCAAACCGTCTATTGCGTCTACAATCTGACCGTTCGATTGCGTATTCGCATCTGCCAACTTTGATATAGCATCACCAAACTGATATGCTAATCCATTTTGATTTTTAGACACAACACTCATTCCTAGAGCAATACTTCTGTTTGCCGAAAGTGTGCTATCCATTTGATTAAGCCCATTCTGCACATTTGTCATATCCAAAATAGGACTTATGGTTGGCGTTATCTCCATATCGCTATCGATTATTGTAGACATATCACTTATCAATCTGCTTACAGACTGAATTGTACCGCGTGCCATATCCGCACTCGCTTTAGAAGCATCATCACTTCGATTAGTAATACCGCCTATCAAACCTTCAACCATATATTCGCCAATTCTAGCAAATACTCTCGATGGTGAGTGTATCTCGGCAGTATCTTGAGTTATTTCCGTTCCGGCAGAAATAAGACTCTCCAAAGTTTTAAGAAATTCAGGTTGTTTGCTTTCTACGCCTTCGATTAATCCGTCAACCATATATTCACCGAGTTCATCCCAACCGGCAGAACCTAAAACAGTGCTGGCTATAGAAACAATCTCTTGAAATTTCTCTTTGGTATCGTCTTTGATAGCACCGATATTCTTTAAGAAAGCATCTTTTAATTCACCGAGTTTTTCGTCAGTGTCTTTCTTCAATTCATCCAAATCTGAATTATATGTGGTTTTAAGATCTTTAATCTGGCTATTTGTTTCTTTGCGTAAGTCGGTTAATTCATCAGTTGCTCTGTCTGTTGCTTCTTTATGCTTTTCAGCCCACAAATTTGCATATTGCGAAAGTTGGGCATCAGTCATAGAATTCAAGCCTCGAATATTAGCAATAGCTGATGGTCCCATTTCCTGAAGTTCTTCTATCAATGCTTGGTTTAGTCCTCGCTTAGATAGTTGTTGAAGTGTATCGTCCCAATCCTCAAATTCTGCAACTTGATCTTGAAGATTTTTTGTCAATTCGGAAACACTGGTTTTTCCTTTTTGCTCCACCTTATCAAACAAACCATATGCATTATAAAGTGACTGAATCCTTGAATCGAGGGTATCCGAATAATTATCTTCCAGTTCTTTAATGTCCTGTTTGAGTTTTTCGTTTAATTCCTTTTCTTTCTCGACGTAATCATCCTTAACATTTTGACAATCATCAAGAAAGTCTTTATAAGCGTTGTAGATTTCTTTTTGCGTGGCATAGATTTCTTTTTCGTACTTTTTACGTGTTTCCTTATCTCGCTTACCGTATTTATTCAGCATACGAGTATTCCACGCTAATTTGTCGGCTAAAGAATATTCCCCACGATCCTCTTGGTCTTGAATCCAGTCCATAGAATTCTGATAATTAGCATCAACCAGTAGTTTATTAAGGTATTCACCCTCTTTAACTGCATTTGACCATGCAACCGAACCCTCTTCTAAAGTTGCAATCAGACGTTTGTTAGCTTCTATCTCGTCTTCCAACGCATCTATATTACCGTCAATAAGTTCGTGCTTTAGATCGT